CTCAAGGATTATGGTAATCCACCCGCCCTCACGGACGGCCCAGGGCCAGACTACCGAGTCTTATACAGACTCGATAGAAAAGCCCCACTCACGATCTCCAATCGTGAGATTCTGATCCTATCTCCCGCCTGACGAATCAGGTCAGAGACAGGTGACACGTAATCCCATCTGGGCGTTACGCATCGCTTGACTCGGTAACGGGTATCTGTTTGCCTAATAGATATCCGCCCCGACCGAACGTCGCCACGAAGGAAAGCTAACAATAAGCCGGAAGGATTGTAAATCCTCCCCTTCGTGCCTTTAGGAACAGAAATAAATCCGTCCCCTATCCGTAATTGCTTTGGAGAAGCAACCAACCTATTGTACAAAACAGAGTGGTTCCCGTTAAAAGTAACGCGGAAGCCAAGCTGTTGAAGTACATAGGATGGAATACGGATTCCTGCATCAATAGCTTCATCAAGAGGTACAGGTAATACCCGTCCCTCGAGAGAAAGTGTTTGACACAGGAGTTTCCCAGTCTCCGGTAATTCAATACCGGTCTTGTAAGACCAGGAAATCAGGCCGTTGATAGCGACGTTCAGAGCCGCGATCGTGGCCAGAGGAGTCTTAAAATAGATCCCTCTGACATCATGACCACCGAAGTAGTCATGACCACACGACTCTCGAAAAAGACCTTCAACAAAGGTCTTGTCACTGTTTACCTGAAATCCGCAGAGTTGAAGCAGTCGTAAGACTCTTCTATGTACTTTGTGATGACACACAATATCATCACCGAATACACCCCAGCTTGTAGGCTTCCCCGAGAGCTGCCGCAAGGCAGCCTTCGAATTGGAAGCTTGATCTGGGACCAAGGCGGAAACAGGTCGTTCAGGTGTCAAACCGAACGATTTAATTGCAGTGACGACGATGCTTGAGAACAACACTGTCTGTAAAGGAAATGTAAAACCATTTCCCATAGTAGACACCATGTTGTAATCAACTACGCTCCCGTCGGGCAGTTGCCCCGTAGGAGACCTCAGCTTCATCAGTAACCGATATAGATCGGGCGGAAGAAGCCAGTTTAGGAGTTTCAAGCCTAGACTGTCAGAGGCACTCGACAGGTCAATAGTTACATAGGACGGTTGTCCTGGGTAACTACCGATTCGCGCAGCTTCTTGGTTCCAGAACTGCTGATCCATCAACCGAAGACCGAAGAAGGTCTCCAGTCGACGAGTTAGGATTTCTCCTAACCCTAGCTGAAAAAACATATTCAGCGAAGGCTCAGTAGCAATGGTTCTAGAAGTGGTATCGTCTTTCGGGACAAATGAAAGTCGATTCTCGCTGGTGACTCTACCATCCCCGTACTCGCGACGCCTTAGAATTTCGGCGTCACTTGCATTGGGTTGTTCAGATGTCCACCACTCGTACAAGACGAGAAGATCTCTAGACGTATAGGTAAAGTCAGAACTGAACATCTTTGTATAGAAGTCCTGTCCTGACGCACCTAATGAGGCGCCTGGTCCTGTCCTACCATGATCTAAGATCATGAGAGGATTAGTAACCAGAGGGAATCCTTGCGGATTCCAGAAGTGCCACAGGGTCTCTTTAAGAGATCCTAGAAGCTCTTCGTCAGCCGACGTGTTGGGCGAGTACTCCCAAGACTCTAACCGATTGTTAACGGTTAAGAACTTGTTTAAGGCCGTGGTGTCTTGCTCTGTGGTCGTTTCTTCGGAAGATTTGTACTTCTTGAGAATTGACTGCAGCAGACGTAGACATTGCACATCTTTAGGAGTATCGTCCGGAGCATAGTCCCTGTCATTCAGTTTAATCTGAATTTCGGGAGAGGTTAACCCTTCCAAACACCAGGATTTTAAATCCCTGGCATGATGGCTATGATCCGAGAGATCCGAAGCGAGCGCATGGTAAAGAGCCGTTGTCTTTAAAGACATACTGTTCTCCAATACGTTTAGAGCAATTGCCCTCGTAGCTGCTTAAAATGCAGCGGTAGAAGGCAAGAATTTCATCGACGATTTCTCCAAACCATCTACTTACGGTCGACAGACCGTATCATAGATTGCGCGGAGGATCTTGACTACTCTCTTAAAGAGAGCCAGCCACGATCGAGTCGGC